TCCTACAACCTTGGCAAGTCTTGCTCGTTTCACCGTTAATTATTAATGTCATGATCCAAAGACTCCAACATGAACGCATAAACTCCCATATCGTGGACTGAATCAATATGAGTGCCTGGCCAATTTTGAGCGTACCGCGTCAACTTGGCAACAATCATGTTAACAATCCCGAAACGATTCCACTCCTCCTCAGTACGCAGAGTTACGCCATCTGGGAACAAAGCTGTCATGACTTTGCCATGCTGAAGGTAGTTCTGCCCGTAGACTTTGCTCCGCTCTCGGAAAGTTTCCAGAGCTTGTTCCATGCATTGTTCAGGAGTCATAATGTTCCTTTTCTTTGTTCATTGCTTCAATCAGCCCTTTCCGGTATCCATCCTGCCAACCTTCAGAGTATGCAGTTTGCCAACTCATGCCTTCCTCTTCTCGGTCGATGTAAGTTCTCTCGATTGCTTTTTCTAAATTGTAACGCATCGTGCCAACAATGTCGAAAACCCGCGCAACCTTTTCCCCGTCAAGTTCCAAATCATTTCCGTTCAATTTAAGTTCTGGCATCACATATCTCCTGGAGCAACTTGTAAACAATGAACACCTTCCCCACGCCACATGTCCACACAACTGCTTTTGTCCTCAAGCACAAACCAAATATCTTTGTAATTAAAGTTGTCCTGAAAGATTTTTTGTTTGCAGTCTGCGTCTGAAAGGTGATTGTCGTTTGGTCTCATCAGCAATCTGTCGTAAGGTATATCGTTCAACTTCAACCAACGCTCAGTGTCTGCTCTATTGCGCTCAGTTCTCGCAGTCATGATAACGATCTCGGTCTCTGAATCTTTTAACCTACGCAATATGTTGCAGATGGCTTCAATCGGTCTGTCGTTAATTCCTTCTGCGTTGAATTGTTCATACTCACGCTTTTTATAGAACTCAACCCTATGACCATAATCCCCTAACGTACCGTCTAAATCTGAAATAATTACGCGCTTATCCACGATGGAGCCTCTCTGTTTGTGTACTTTGTTGCAAAAGAAATTTTTTCACCCACAATGTAATCGCGGTACGCTTGCACTGCGCGGTTGGGGTGTTGTTTGTATTGATCCGGCATACACTGTGGTGGTTGAGTCCAAGCAACATCCGGAATGTTTTTGGGTAACTCTTTAAGAGCTTGTAACAGCTTTTGCTCGGTCTTGTGGACTTTGCCGTAACGGTGAGTGTACTCTTTGCAGAGCGATGCAAAAAGCTCATAAGCCCAACGGTAATGTTTGATTGAAGAACGTACCCAAACTGCTGACGGGTGATTCTTGTGAGTGGACTTGTACATGCCGAGTGCGTCTGCGTTGGTGTCGCCGTCCAACTCTCGGTGCGCGGTGCTGAGCAACTGCGCGGTTTCGAGAATCATCTTAACACAATGCTTGTCACAGTGTGCTATTGCTGCAAGAGGCGCGTAATGGTGTAGATAAAATATGTTCATCTTTTGTTCCTTTCTCAGAGAATTTTAAATCAAGCGTATATGAGGGTCTCTTTTGCCTCATGCCAAGACTCAGCTCGGGTCTCAGCTAGGACAACAGCACCGTCATAACGTTTCATGTCTGTCTTGGTCATAATGGCCAACCTAGTACGAAAGCCACAATAACGATCCAGCACTTCACAAAGATAGTAAGTATTCATAATTTTCCTTTCTCAATAAGAACGTTTATTATACTCTGTAATTGATCAAAAGAAAAGTCTGAAAACCCTTCTCAGGAGCCCAGTTTTCTTGCGTCTCCTTAACAGGTACTGGACTGTCTTTACGCTTTCCCAGCCCATCTCATGAGCTATCTGTGCAGAGGTTTTGCCCTGTTTACTCAGAGCATGAACCTTATCAACGCAAGCTTGATCGTATTTGAACCCTTTGGACTTAGACATCATTTCTCCTTAAATGCTGTATGGACACCAAGAATTAAAAACATACCTCTGAACATATTTGCAATCATAGTCCATGCAGTACGTTCCTACATATTTAAACCCTTGCGCAGTGGAAACTCCCTCGCACCGTAAAAGTGTGGCAGACATGGCAGGGATCGCAACCGAACAATACAGAACAGCAATAGCTAACAACTTTTTCATAAATCCTCCTATGGGTTAAGTGCTTTGTACATGGATGGTGCAGCCCACTCAGTGGGTGTCAAAAACGGTTCAGCCCATGGGTGGACTTTAATAACTTCCCCAACCATCAGCTTGAACACTTCTTGGTACTCGCCTTGCGCACGTGGTGAGAGCCGAGACTTGGCCATTTCACTCAGTGTGCGCAGATTGAATTTTGCAACAATGTTTGTATGAATGTTTGTCGGTAATACACCGCGAGCATCCTCAGCCGGAACTATCTTGCGTAGTTTTTGGTAGTAGATGTTGATTGTTTTCATACACTCGTCGTAATACGTTTTTGCATCTTCGTTTTCCTCGATGCGTGGCGGAGTGTAATAACTGAAACCAGTCATATCAACTGTGCGCTGAGACTGCTGTGCGTACGAGCCTTGTCTGGTGCGAACGAACTGGTGGGTGAATCCTCGGGTCACATCTCTCACATTAAAAGTGTAATCAATGAACTCCCAAGATGAGCGGATTGTTTTAAGCATATAATCCAACTCCTCTTGTTTCTGTTCTTCAGTCCAATTGGAAATTTTCTTGTACGCATCGTCGTCGTTCATTAAGCGAGTGTTCTTGGTGAACAACAACAGATTAACTGCATCATCGGTGTAACTTATCAACTCAACCTTCATTTTATTTTCCTTTCTGAGAATGCATCCAACGTGAATAGTCAGATTCTTTCGAGACGAACTCGTCTATGATTTTTAAATCCTCAACAACATCATCCATTAACAGCTGTCGCCAAGTGGCAAACCGCCCAACGGAGTAAATGTTGTGTTTGGTGGTCATTTCAAAAATAAACTGCTTGCGTAACCGTTCGTCGATTGGTCGGATCTTCCCGAACTCCTGAGAAGATTCTTTTATATCGACGAGCTTGTTTGGCTTTATACCGAAATCATCCATCAGCGTGATCATTGTGTGCTGTCCAGCGTTCATGTTAGGCTTGCGGATGAATTCAGATATCACCGTATCACCCACCACTGAAACTCGGTAGTGATCTGTGATTGGGTCAGGGTAGTAAACGGTTTGGTGAACCGCGCACTCCATGTCTACAATGCGTGCAGTCTGTGTGTAGATTTTTTGCTTAGGGAACTCTGGCACATCGGACCACCCAACAATCTTCATCAGTATCGGCATCGGTATTGTGGAGATGATTGGGGTGTTGTACTTTTTTGCATCCTCTATCGACTGCATCGTCATTGGATCATTGTACAATATGTTGCAGTTTTTAGACATTGCGCTTATGAGTTCCCAAGGAGCAATGTAACGGTCAACCGGATCCAAATTGCTGATTGAACGGCTCAGTATCGCACCTGTGACTTTTTGCGAGTACAAATTGCTCAAGAAAAGATTCGGAGTTGTCACGAGTTTGCCATCGTACTTGATTGCTTTGTGAACGCGAACTTTCCTGAACGGTATGTTACAGGCTGTGCCGACTTTGTCAGTTCGGAACCGCAACAGAGCTCCATGGTTGTTTGGCAGAGAACCTTGCGACTCACAAATGGTAGGATCAAACCTACGCAAAGCGTGTGCCGCCAACAGACCTGCCAATCCTGCTCCATAAATAAACATCAATTAACCTCGACATTCCCTTTTTTAATATCCCAAGCCAAGTCTTGCAACCTTCCACCTTTCGAGATAAACATCTCGTAGCTGATTGGGGAGTTGTCGATGATTATCTGCAAAGATGTGTAACCGTGCGTGTTCTTGCGACGATTGTTGTCTTGAGTTTTGGCTACGAGGTTTTTCCCTGCGTAACCAGATTTGCGTCCACGTGTGCTTCCGCTTTTGACTTGTTTGACTTTAACTTCTACGACTTCCATAGTTTTACCTTTCAGTCTTTGTTTAATGTCGAGCAATTCCTCATGAGCTGATTCCCAACTGAATTGGATATTGCCTGTTTTGTGAAACTCGTGCCAATCTCTTTTGTATTTCTTTTTGAAAACTTTAAGATCAGCACTGATGTGGACGTAGCCACGAGGCAACTGCTCCACGCTTATTTGCATGGAGTCAGCTAGCTTCTGGCAGTTTTGTTTTGTGCTCATGTTAGTCTAATCTTGACTGTGGGTAAGCATCAATGTTGTTCTTTCTGAGCACCTCGGAGAATGCTTGTGCGTAGGCGCGTTTGCGTTCATGGCTTTGATTAAATTCATTAACCCAAATTGTGTACCCAGTCTCAAACTGAGACTTACGCCCGATGTTGTTGTCTTTCAGAAACTTCACAAACTTACCGCGTGCTGGGTGGATTTTAATCCAAGCAAACCCACACAACC